AGTTGGATTTGAACTTGGTGCCGTTTGTACAATCTTAGAAACCATTACTGTCAATTGTTGTAAAGCCTTTTGCGTAGCTTCTTGTGATTGCTTTGAACTTTCAAGCATTTTAGCCAATTGAGCTGATTGATTAATAGCTACGTTCTGTGATTGTTGTAAATTTGAAACAGTTTGAGTATATCCTTTTAAATCATTGGATAATTCCTTAACCTGTGCTTCATAGTATGCTTCACCACGGTCAATCCATTTGTTAGCTGCATAATCATACTTTGGATGCTTCATATCTGGATCAGGACCGGTTAATACAAAAGGATATTCATTTGTATTCATCATATGAGGTGCATTGATTGGACCATAGCAATCCTCATTTTTGCCTAAATAAGTACCAGAAACCCAAACCATTTGAGGTTTTGAAGCTTGTTCCTTAAACTGCTCGAATTCTTCTTTTAGAGCAGTGAATTCTTCAATACTTACTGTTGTTTCTTCTGCCATAATTGGCTCCTTTCTTTCAAAAAAAGCCCACGAGAACGCCCCGTAAGCTATGTTGTTTTCAATTTTTATAATCCGTTACCAGATTGGAGTACAGTCGCTTTCAGAAAATGACAAAATATAATTTCCGCTTGGACCCGAATAGCTAACTATATATCTCTTTTTACCATTGTCATGGTAGATGCTTTTATAAGCACCGATTACGTTAAAAACTTGGTCCCTACTAAAGGTATATGAATAATAGCCACCTTCTACTGACATAATATCAGTAACAACATTCTTATTTACTTTAATCTTTGAAGGTAGCGCATAAAGACTTCGACCATTAACAGTGAGTTTGTCAGCATTGTCAGCAACGTTGAACCATTTGAGCTTGTTTAAAAGTAAATGACTTAGTTCCATCATTATCTCCTTTCTACTTTTCAATCATTGCAAGTCTTGTAGGCTTTTCGTTCTCCCAAGCTTCTGCTTGCGCTTCTTGTGATGCTGGGAATCGTCTACCTTCAATGTAATTGTCTTGGATGTACTTAATTTCGTTTTCTGCGTTAGTTAGACGCGTTGTGAGTGACTGAATTGTTTGATTTTGCTGATTAATCAGGTCTTGCAGACTATTAACGTCACTGGCATTTGCCTTACCACCTATTTGGTTAAGCAAATCAACCACACGTTGAGCCGTCCAGTCATCGTGATACAAGTCAATCGTGTAAGTGCCGTCTGCATTCTTGGTAGCTTGCCACGTGCTGTCAGCGGTCTTGTTGTCACCAGTTACATACTGCATGCGAAACTTGATCTTGCCAAAATCAATTGCATCAATTTTGCTATCAACGTAAGTCTTGTCAGCCTTCGGAACCAGCTCGCTTTTATGAACAAAGTCACTTAAATCTGGATCAGGTACGGGTAAAGCTAGGTTTCCTGACTCATCTGGGGTAAATTTCTCTCCGCCATTAACGGTAACTGACTTAACATCCGTTTTAAGTAACTCATCAACCTGATCTTTCGTATAATAGCCGGTTAAATCTGACAGTTGGGCAAATTTGGTAAAGTCTACCTTGTTTAGCTCCGTTTGCAAACTTTGCATTTGTGCAATGGTATCTTTAACCGACTTAGTAACGCCATCAAGGTTTTGCCTGTTTGCATCAATGCTCTGCTTTATTGGGTCTACTGTCGCATTGAAATCTTTAACGGTTTGGACCTTCCAATCGTCATAGTCATCCTGTAACTCGGATAACTTAGCGTTTAACTTGTCGTTTGCTTGCTGAATTTGTTGGTTAGTGCCATCAACAATCTTGCTAATCGCATCAGTTTCAGTTTCCGCAATCTTATCTTTTAAGTTCTGCAAGTCTTCTAAGTTTTGTGCTTTTGCAGCGTCAAAATCTTTTAGATATTGATCAAACTGATCACTGTAACTCTTTATTTTTTCCTGTAATGTAGCATTGCCACTAGCAATAGCACTATCCAACGCATTTGAAAGTCTATCAGTAACGCTTTTAATTTGAGCATCAGCATTGTTAATAATAGCGTTGTAATGAGCTTTAAATGCTTCCATATCTGATACATAAGAAGTGTTTTCAGGTGCTAGTGCTCCAGTTGCCTGAATATCAATAAAGAAGGAACTTGAAACGTCAATATGTTTGGAGTCGGTCACAAACTCAAAACACGCTTCACCGCTCTGCTGCATAGCAATATCAGTAAATACATATGTAAATTTACCAGCCTTGTCGTTTTCATCAGTACGAATAAATTTACCAGATTGTGATCCTAATGAGTCCGAACTATCAACAATAATTTTGTTTTCTATCTTATCCTCAGTAAAGATAAGAGTTTTGCCGGTTAAATCATACGCACTAGAACCATCATTATCAATTACAGTAACATCAATTGCCCTGCCTCGTTCTGCTTGATTGTACTTTAAACGCCGGTTATCAACGCTAGAACTAACTTTGTTGATCTGCAAAATAAGCTGATCATTAGCCATTTAATCACCTACTTCTTTTCTAAATTAGTAATTTTATGCTGCAACTCTTTGATTAGATCATCTTTACTACTCAATTCTTGTTTCAATGTAGCATTATCCGTCTCTAACTTTGCAATTTGAAGTTGCAGCTGTGCAACCATATTTCCAAAATTTGCAGCTAATGTATATGGTAACTTGTTTACATTATTATTCATTATTATCCCTTCCATGCTGTTGATTTAACCCAGCTTCGAACCCAATCCTTAATAGTATTTTTTTCATGACTCGAAAAATTGGCCATTGTCAAAACGTGGTTAGCATCATTCTGAACTGATATATAACTAGGATGTATGCGAGTATTAATAGCTTGTCCGTCTACTCCGTTTGACGACCATTTTTGACTAACCGCAACTTGCCCGCTGGAATACATTGCTTCATAGCCATTAGATACCACCCAAATAACATTTGAAGTAATATCATCAGGAACTAAACTAGAAATTATATTATTGCTATTTTCTACGCCAATATAAATCTTCATATTTGTTTCATCACCAATTGTTAATGCTGACTCAACCAAACATGATTTTATATTTACCGCTTCAATGGTACCGGCTAAAATGCTATCTGCGTAAACTTTACCATCACTCGTAATACCAGTTCTAGGCCGTTCCCGGCCATAAGCATCATAAAAAACAAGTCCGTTTGCCGAAAATGCCATTGTGCCACCGTCACTAGTTGTAGCAGTGAGCATTGTTGGATCATGCCAATCAGGACTTGCTTTAATTGTATTTTTTTGATCAACGTTGTAAACCCAACTGACCATCTCTTGTGCTTGACTTTGTATGCTGTCCATACGATTTTCAAAGTTTTTTAATGATACAATTTGTGCATCAATTTTTTTACCTTGTGAATCAGTAACTTCTTGAATTAAACCCAGTTGTTTCATTAACTGTCGTTCTGCTGCTAACCTTGATGACCCTTCTTTTTGAAGTGCTTGATCATACTGATTTAAAAGCCCTTTTGTTCGACTGGTTGACCGGCTTACAATCTGGTTTGTTGTCTCTTTTGCTTGATCTAAAAGAGTATGTGCCCAGGTTTTAGGTGGTTCCCCAATAGTTACGCTGTCATAACTAGAATACTCCCCGGCCATATTCCAAACAGTACCAGACACCCGGCCTTTTTCTACCTTGTCAAACTGCGTAAAGTCAACGTTAACCGTGTCATACATGCTTAATGCTAGTAAATCAGACTTAGTGCCATCCAAATCAGCATATTCAACTTGCATAGTAATTGGGAACACGCCAATGTTATATTCCTGCATAGCGTTAACTGCTGCTTGATATAACTGCTGTTTATCATCAGCTGTTGCTGACCATGTACCATCAGCTTGTAAGCCTGATTGATCTTGATCATCATGCTTGATATAAGCAGATAAATCTAATCTCATGATATGAGCATTCTCTGACTGATTAACGCCCTCTGCGTATAAAGCGCCGTTAAAAACATTGTCAAAAGTATCATCAAGTTCTACTCTAACAACTTGATCATCTACTTTAACGTTTTTTTCGTCGTCTTCACCATAAGGGTTGTCGTTGTCTGATGTGGTAGGTTCCATATCAGTTGAAGCACTGGTAGAAGTATTATCTGACAAAATCCAACCCGTGTGGTCTTTGTAGGTCACTTCATACCAGGTTTTACCATCAGCGCCTTCCGCCGTGTGTGATATATCGAAACTTTCACCAACAGGAATTGACCAATTAAGAGCCGAACCTTTAGAGGGCGTGGAATACATTTGAATTTTTCCCTTAGTTGAAACAATTTTTGACTCAATTTTTGAAGGACTTTCAGGCAATTGAGTTTTTTTCTTCTTTTGGTCAATATCTGATTTTTTTACGTATGATCCGTTTGATAGCTTGTAATAAACAGTACCAGCAACAACGATTTGACCATAATTAAGGCTGTAATAGCCTTCTTTTTGCTTGATTGGTCCGCCGTTTAAGTAATCAGGGTTAGGAATTTGAACCTTTTTTCGATTTTTACCAGTACCACGCACGACAGTAATATATTTTTTCTTTTTAAGCTTTTTAGCCTCGGTCAATGATAAGTGTTTCGTTTCTTCAACGACTTTACCGCTTTTTTCGTCAATATTATACTTTTTGGCTGTTTTTTTAACATAGCCATATCCGTTTGACTGGTAGGCTTGAACATCAGTCTCTTTATTAATAGACAAGTGATCACCATACAACCACCCGTGCAGTCCTATTCTATACCAGCGCTTCCCGTTTTCATCAACCGCTATGTAATCGTACTCAATGCGTTCACCGTTTTTATAAGTAACTGGTTTGCCATTGACAGTAACTCTATAATGATCCGGGCCTTGATCAGGTGAATAATAAACATGTATGCGTTGGTTACCTTGTGTATAAGTAACAGTTGCGGTACCTTTTATCGCCCAACGGGTTAACGGTGTATCAGTACCACTTGCAGCAACCGTTACATGACCGGTTGCATCATTGATCAAGTAATCGCCGTTTTTGCTAAAATTGACCCATGCAGACTCAATCCAACCGCCACCATCCTCAGGCGCTATAGGATACCAGCCGTCACCATTCATAGTGTTAACTTGAACTTGTGTACCAGTGATAGAAGTAAGCATAGTGCCATCATTTAACATAGGTCCCAACTTCAACTTTTGGCCGGTTGTAAGTTTTCTAATCGCTGTTTGACCAGCTACGGGACAGTCATAAACATCAACGCTACCACCGGCACTATAGGTCACTGATCCTATAGAACTCCAATCAGTTTTATTAATCAGGTCAGACCAATTAATATTGCTTTTTGTAGCCAAAGCTTGGCCTGGGCTGTAAGTTGCATAAGGATAGATAGCAACGTATGTATCATTGATTGACCTATCTTGGCTATAACTTTTAATATTCTGCCCGTATCTAACCCAAATATTGCGGTCTCTACCGGCATTTTTTCTGTGATAGATAGTTGTATTATCAAACACAAAATCACCGCCGTAAATCGCTAGAACGCTGTTAGCCGGTGCGTCACCTTGTTGGTCTGGATCAATAATTAAATTAAGTGCATCAGTGTTTGAAGTATCAAGGTTAACGTTCTTAACATCCATAACATCACTATCAATATTGATTGAAGGAACTGGCCGAACCAGGTTGTTAATAATCATCCCTAAAACCCAACTTGCAGTAACGTTTGGCTGCGAGATTGAATCAGTTTTTGGTAGGTTGCTTCCCTTGATAGGATTATGAATAAGATACTCACCTATAATGTGTGTAGCATTAACAGTAATATCTTGATCAGTTGGAATTACTTCTGCGATCCTAAATTTTTGATGCGTCAAACTGCGGTTAATATCGCCAATAATAATGCGTTGCGTTTGAAGTTCCCTAACAAACTTACCATCTTTTGGATAGATAAGCTGTAAAGTAGGAATTTGATTAGCTAGCCACGTTACTTTACATGACTTGAAGTCAAACAGAACACAAATACCGTTTGTTGAACTATCATCAACGGCATTTTCTTGGATGATAGGAGCTTGCATAACGTCTTGAAACTCTGATTGTTCTGCATAGTCTCCGACAGTGTAACCATCATCTACTTCTACTGGAACCGGAACCTCTGACATTAAATCAACCTCCTTAATAGCGGTTTAAGTTCGCACAACTCTAACTTTGATGTATCGTCTAACGCTGCAATGCTTAGATAATTTTCACCGCTGCCATTGCACAATAGTTCGGGTGCCGTGTTGTTTGCTAATCTGATGTTAGTATTCAACAAATAATTATCATCACTCATAACACTTGGATCTTTTGCATAGGCATTGCCTTCTTCACCTATCAAATAAAGATCACCGTTCAAATCGTCAAACTCATACGGCATACCATTGACAGTCAACATAAAGTTCCCGGTTCCCTTGATGTGCCAATCTGGCTTAACATTAACAGTTTCATCATTATAAATAATTCCACTTTTTGGGATAGGGATGTAATGAATTGTTTTTTCTTTGAATTTGAACGGCTGAAAATGAAAGTTGATTGTAGCATTTATTCTTTCAGGGTTAACGGGTGTAAAGGTTGGTGCCGTTACGATTTGAGCCCTATATAAATAATCTGGATCTTGTTCGAACTTTAACCAATCTTCATTGCCGTAAAGCCAATTCTCTATATCACCCTTTAAAGTCCACCAATTGCCATCATATTTTTTGGGTATTCTAATGACCGCATTAACGGCCGTCTCTGCTGCTTGATAACTCCGATTGTTATCAGCCCAATCGCCCGATTTACCGGGAATTGTTAGCATTTGCTTGTTTGGTGTTGGTGCCGGTGGGTTAAAAGGAAATAAAATCTTTAAACCAAAATCAGTACTAGACCGATTATGGTAAACAATATCGCTTGTTCTGAGCGTTTTAATTAAAGCCACTTATTCTATGTGCCTCCAATCTTACATTCTTTTGAGTTAATTTATTAACTGTTTGATATAAAGCCTGTCCTAATACACGTTTATCTAAGTAATTATCAACTTGAATAGTAGTTGGTTGACTAGTTATTAAGCCTAGTGCCATAAGGACTTGATCGAACTTATCGCTTAATACGCTTATTTCAGCATTAATTCTAGACATATCAATATATCCTGTTTGCTGATCTTGGAATTTTTGAGCGTTACCATCTTGCATCTTAAATCTATCAAGCGTAGCTTGCATAATCGCATAAGCTCTGCCACGTTGTGCAGGATCCCAAGGAACAATACTTTCTGGGTGTCCGGCTTCCGCCACTTCAATAGTTTCTGGGCTTGTTACAATACCGCCACGTGCAAAACGTCTGTGACCCTGTGGACCAGAATGTAACCAATCCATTTTTTGATGGTTCCAAATGGTAGTCCAGCCGATTGAGTTACGCCAATCTGAGTTGTTAAAGAAGGCTAGCAATTGATCATACGGGTTCCAAATATTGGTGTGACCCGGCATAGCAAAAGCTTTAAAAGTTTGTGGTGTAAATTGCAATACACCGCGCGCTTCATTACCGCCGGAATTGACATCATGAATTTGTTGCATGATTGATCTATTGCCGGACTCACTCATAATCACTTGCATTAACTTCTTAGCAAAACCAGTAGGTAAATCAACATGCATCTTTTTAGCAGCTGCTTCAATCATACCCATTGTTGCAGCATGACCACCCATATTACCGAACCCAAATTCATCAGCAATTTTATCAATGGTCTTCCAAAATCCTTTACCAACAGTTTGTTTGATAGATTTTTGTAGCTTGCTTTTAGCCTTAACACTAGGTTCATCATCAGTCTTATGCTTTAAGCCCGGAACTCTCGCAAATAATGGTCCTGGTCTGTGAGTAACGCTATCTAAGCTATTCATTCTGATACCAGTAGAAGGACTTTCAGCACTGAAATAGTTATTGCCACCAGCATAAACACCGACGTGTTCTGATCCGCCAGAACCCCAAAATACAAGGTCACCCGGCTTAGCTTGACTTCTAGATATTTTTTGAGACTCCGCATACTGTGAGCCTGAATAGTGTGCATATTTGATACCTAACTTACCTAATGCATACTGAACTAATCCGGAACAGTCGAAAGCATCCGGACCAGTTGCACCCCAAACATAAGGATGACCTTCACCGTATTTTTCAACGGCTTTAAGTAAGCCAGTCGCATCAGCACCGCCACCATCATCAATTTTATCTTCAACCATATCCCACAATTGCTGCCACCAGTCTTTGACTTGCATTGTAGCCTTGTCAAACACTCCGTTTACTAGCTGATCAATTGCGGTTGTTCCCTTGGATTTTTTGAAGTTAAGCATCTTCTTTAAGCTCTTAGAAGGATGATTGTAATAGCCTTGTGCTTCTTTATATAACTTCTTTAAATATCCGGTACCGCTAGCATAATGAACTAAACCGAGTTCACGTGTTTCAGTTGCGTTAAGAATTTCATCCCCCGGCATTAGCATTACAGGCACATTCCGGCCGGTAAATACTCCAAGTTCACCAGTCGAAGGTCTATATAAAGCTTCTCTATTGCCGGTTTGTGGGCTGTCGTTACCATCATTTACCATTGCATAGGTTGGTCGTGTGATTGGCCGTCTGACATTGCCGGCAAAAGCACCGGTACCACTAGCAAACTTAACTGGTTTAATAGCTTGTTTGTTACCGCCAAACTCCGCAACAACTTTGTTAATAGATCTGATAGCACTGTTAAGAACTCCAATAACTTTACTCAAACCAGTTCTAGCCGTCTTTTGCATGACTGACCAAAAGTGTGAAAATTCCGCATCAACGTTCTTTTCTAAATTTTTCCAGTCGGATTTAAAAGCACGGCCAAAAGATTTGTTTTTAGAACTAATCTTATCAGAACCTTTTGAAGTGGTTTTAGCTAGTGCATCATACATTTTTTTAAAGTCTGATTTTGTAGCCTTAACTAGCCCTGATAGAGTGTCTTTGAAGTCTGATGATTGTTTCTTGAACTGCTTAGCAAAATTTCCTTTACCCTTCAAACCTTTAACCGCTTGTTCTGCTTGATCAGCAATTCGATTGCCAAACTTGTATTTTTTGGCTGCGTTGTTTGCTGACTTAATGCTTGAACTAAGTGACTTGATTTTCTTGGTAGTGCTTGTAATGCTCTTAGTTCCCTTAGTGCTAATAGAGATAGTGTGCTTCTTTTTAGCCAATTTGTTAATCTTGCTTTCAAAAGATTTAACCGACTTTGAGCCTTTAATTTTAGCCGTAACATTAATCTTTTTATTTTTGATTGATTTAAGGGCTTTACTCAAAGTATTAACAGAACTTAGACCACTTACACTAGCATGAACGCTTGAACTTACAGAACCGCCGGAATAGCTTGAACCGCTTGAACCGCTTGAACTCCGACTACTTGAACGGGAACTAGTTAAATTAGAACGACGTCTTGTGGAACTGTGTTTTGGCAATTTGTACTCACGTTCTTTTTTAGTAAATTGCAAAAGCTTAGCATAAGCGTCTTTATCAAGCGTTACGTAGTGACCAGTGGCTTTTTTAGCACCTGTAAGCCATTTTGCGTCAACTTGTACTGTATTTTTACCAACGTTCCTTGTTTCGATTGGTGTGTATCTAATCCGAGAGTTTGGATTAACCTTGATAGGTTTGGCCTTGGTGTAAGACATCAAGCGTTTAAACAATTTTTCGTTTACATATGTAGCAACGCCCGTTTCTTTCCTTGAACCGTAAAGCAAACCCTTATCAACTAGAACACTGCCTTTTGTTTTGGTTCCTTCTACCTTGTACGGCTTGTTCTTAGCTTCTTTACGCTCTTTATTTTCAACTTCCTTTTGTCTATCCTGTTTTCTCTTAGCTTCCTTCTTAGCTAGGTTGTAAGAGTCCTGACTGATCTTGATGCTTTTAGCAAGTGATCTGCTAATGGTTAGCATAGCCGGATCAATCTTATCAGTATTAACAGTTACGGTTGTTGTACCTTTTGCGTAATGCTTAACATCCCCAAATAATTTTGCGGTATCACGAGCATTAATAACCTCTTCACCCGGCAATAAAATTCTTCTAAGATTTGGAACGTTTGGCAAAAGTTCAACTGTACCATCATTGTGAATAATAGACTCACGGTTGTTTGTTTGTGGGCTATCAGTACCATCATTAAGTATTGCCAATGTACCGTAACGCTTACGCCAATCAGTACCCTCAGCAAAATGAAACGGCCCAATTTTGAATTTACCGTGTGAAATATCATTGATAGTATCGCTGACTTTACCCCAAAAGTTGTCCCAAGTGCGTTTAATGCCGTCTACTAGATTGCTAAACCAGTGTGTTATGCCATCCCAACCTTTTTTAAAGGCTGATACGGAATTTTTACCGACATTGCCAAAAAATCTGCTGATAGGGTTCCAAATTTTCTTAACGCCACCAACAATATTGCCAAACCATTTTGCAATACCGTTATATGCTGATTTAAACAACTTTACGGCCGTTTTACCGACATTACCGAACCATTTGCCTATAGGACTCCAAAGCTTCTTAAAAGTCTTTACAAGCCCGTTTACCCAACTTCTAAACTTTGCATTGTGTTTGTAAAGTGAGTTAATAGCACCGGCAATAGGATTGATAAAGTAAAGGCCTATTTCCTTCCAGTTCTTTTTAAACCATTTGATGATATTGTTAACGCCTTTTTTAAAGCTATTAAAAGCCGTGTGCGTTGAATATCCTAGATTTTCGATACTCCAAAAGTTTTTAGGTGGTTTTTTGGACTTCCAACCTTTTTGAAAGTTAAGAACGGCTTTACCGCCCCATTTTCCGACAGTTTCACCAATTTTAGCACCAATTGCAGCACCTAGCGGACCGCCAAACCATAAGCCAATACCGCCACCGATACCGACTCCAATACCTTTACCAATACCTTCATATTTTTCTTTTTTGTTTTTGGATTTAATAGCCTTATAAATATCAATTCCGGCCGTTGCAGCCACTCCAACACCGGCCAAACCGGTTGTAATTTTGCCGGCTGTCGTCAATCCGCTAAAACCACCGGCCGAACGCATAGATTGAAGGGAACCGCCTAGAACGCCGGCACCAGATCCTTTACCAAAAAGGCCTTTGCCAATTTTAAGCGATTTTTTGTAGCCGGCTGTTATCTGTGAGCCAATGAACCGACCGGCACTCATGGCTTCTTTACCTACTGCTTTTGCTGCTTTAAGTAATCCACTTCCTAGACTTTTTACGGCTTTACCCATCAACTTAATCTGTTGTGTAAAAGCACGACCCATCTCTTTTGACGCAAAAGCGATACCTTTAAAAGCTGCTTTACCAAGTTTAAGACTAGTTTTAAAAGTGGTTTTTAGAATTGATCCAAATTTTCTAATACCATTACCGGCTTTAAGGAACTTAGCACCAGTTTCAGAAATACCTTCAACTTCTTTGATACCACGTAACCCTCTACTTAAATTTAAAAGGTTTGAGCCAATACCAAATAATGTGCCACCAACTCTATCAAGCCCTTTAATAGTTGCTATTGCAATAATTGACTTAGATATAAGTTGAATAGCTAGCTTATTTTTTGAAATAGCATCAAGCATCTCTGCAATAGCATGTAAGCCACTGCTTCCCTTGTCTGAGTTTTTACCGACAAGTCCAAACGCACGCCCGATTGAAATTAAAATACTAGAAAAATCTTTCCAAACATTTTTACCAATTTGAACTGCAATAGATACTAGGTCACCAGATATTTGTTTAATATCCTTACCGTTTTTAGCGATCCAACTAAAAATCTTAGATAAGCTATTAGTAATACCATTAAGCGCGTTGTCCATGACTTTCGCCACGTTTACCGTTTTACCGCCAAACAGTGCACTGATAACTTCATTCATACCAGTTGAAAATGTTTTACCTAGCTTGTCGAACTCTTTAATCGTCTTACTGGATGATACCCATTTAGATAAAGCACCATAAAAAGGATTTTTAGCCTTTGTGATAGGTCCTTCAATCGCTTGTAGCAGTCTTTGACTTTGAGCGGAAAAAACACGTTGCATACCAGGAATTGTGTTTGTAAAGTTCCCTGTTGCACTCTTATACTTTTCACCAGCTTCAAGCAGAACGTTAATCATATCTTGTGATGATACTTTACCTTTACGCATCATCTCTGATAGGTCTGCACTAGTAAACTTGTTTAAGTGATGTATTCTTTTTTCATACTCAACCAACATAGGCTTCAACTTCGGGAATGTGTTGACGATAGACAACATATCCATTGCTGAAACTTTACCGTTTGCCATCATCTGAGAGAATTGCATACCGAAATTTTGAACGGCTGCATCACTTTTACCGAATGCATCTTGTAAAGTTAAAACTGCCTTTGTAAGTTGTCCGGTCTGCTTAGCGTTGTTGTTGATAGCATAGAATTGTTGTGACAGTTGGTCTACCATCTCGGTACTATTTTGAGCAGCAGCAGCTAAATCATTAATCTGATTAACCATTGCTTTACCCTTGCTAGCATTACCGGTAAGCGTCAACCATGTAGCGTTCATTGTTTGCTGAGCAACTGCATACTGCTTAGCGCTTGCAAGCATTCCGCCAATAGCATTTTTGACCATTCCAAACGCACCAATAGCAGCATTTGAAATAATATTAGCTGAGAAAATTGACCTAAAAAGTGAGTGTGTTTTTTCTCCGTCTTCACGAACTTTTGTAAAGTGACTGTGAATAGCTGAGAAAATACCGCCCGTGTGATCTTCACCAGTGAATTTAGTTCTGTGATTTTTAGGAACTCTTTCGGTGGTTCTTCTAGCTTCATCTGCTTTACGCTTTAAGTCGCTATTATCTGCTTCGAACTTAGTTTTAACAGGCTTATCAAGTTCATTTTTGACTTCTTTACTTGTCTTTTTAGCCTTATCAACTACCTTATCAGCATTATTTTTAAAACTATCGTCCATATTTTCGCCAGTATTTTTACCTAGCTTAGCTAAGTAATCATTAACGGCTGCTATATCAGTTTTTAGCTTATTTAAAGGAAAATCAACGTCAATAGTAATAACACCATCTGCCATATACTACCCCCCTTCCTTTTGTGTAAACGAACCAAACAAGCCCGATAAGCCGGTACTGTTAAGCGCATCTTTTGATCTTTCATCATCTGACTTTGAGCCATCAACCGCATAATAGTTTTGAGCATCAAGCAACTCGCTTCTAGCATTTGGATCATCAAACTTGTTTGGGTCTTCATTCCTGATTGACAAAATACGTTTAAAGTATGTTTTAGAATTGAGACCATCAAAAAGGGCTTTAAACACTAGCCAGTGCATTTTGCCTTTTTGCTGAAATAAATCAATTCCGTACTGATCTAAAAAAGAGGCGTAAATAGCACCAGCATCTCTGACATAGTCAAACTGCTTAGTAGCATTTACGCCCCTTTCACCATCAATATTTGAGCCATAAGGATTAAAGTTGATCACTTTTGAAATAGTTTCAAGTGACTTTATATAAAAGTCTGGATCAGCAGGGATGTTTTTATTTTTGTGGAAAAATAGTTTTAAGGTCTGCTGATACTTTTCAAACTCTGTTAGTTCGCTATCATCCTGCATTTGCAAAAATAGCAATACATTATCAAAAGCAAAATCAACTTCATAAATCTTACCGCGCCACTCCAATTGTGTAGGTGGCGTTTTAGTTAAGCTAAACATTAGCGATCAGTATCATATCTAGCCATACGTGCTTGTGATTGTTGTTCTGATACGTTTAAAGCTTTGTCGCATTCATCATTTAATTTACCAATAATTTGAGCTAAAACTTCGGTTGATTGACCAAATGCATCATAAATTTGGTTACCTGCTTTACCATCGTTAAGTAATTCATTAATACCGTTAACACATGCATCACGGTATTCTGCTAAATCCTTTTCGATAACTTCACGGCGCTTAGAATCTGACATAGCTAGTAATTTTTGATCATAGCTATCATCAGTTTGTTTTTGATAAAGTTTTTCTACCTTACTTGCAATATAGGACGCTTTCGCACGGAATGCATCGTTAAAAACAATGCTCCAAGTAGTTTCAATTCCTGGAATTTTAATATCTTTGTGATTGTCGAATTTACTAAAATCGTCTAATGTAATTAAACTCATAAATTTCCCCTTACTCTTTATTGATGTTCACCATCTGAACCAGAACTTGGACTTACTTCACTTTGTTCTGATTTAGGGCTTGTTACTTCGGGTTTTACAACCGGGCTAGAACTAGCCTTTACTAACTTCATCATTTACGACCGCTTCAACAAAAGTTGCTTCGCCTTGTGGTTGTGTTTCAGTATTTACAGTTGCGGTATAGATAGCAGGCTTAGCAGTGGCAGCCATTGTAAGTTGTCCGTTAAATTCTTTAGGACGACCGTTAAATGCAATAGTAAATGAGAATGTTTGCTTAGCGTTTGCGTTACCACCAGTGGGAACAACCGCCGTAATTGTAGCCTTTGCGATTACTGGATGACCGTTGTTAATCCAAATAACACGGGTTTTAACTGCATTAGAGAATTTCCAAAACATATCAGATACATAATCTTGTGCTGGATCCCCAACTTTACGGTTACCAGATACTGCAAGTTGAACTTGCTTACCAGTAACATCGGTTTCAGTAAAGCCACCACCATCATAGTAAGCGTCGTTTGTGGTAGTTTCGTTTGCACTTGGTGTTACGCTTGTAATTCCTGCTGCAAGCCAAGCCCATTGACCGGTTGTAACATCATCTAGATCAACATCACCAGTTTCATCAACACTAGGCTTAGTATCAACAAAGATACGGTTCACAAAGTTTTCTGGGAACCCATTTGCATCAGCCTTTGTACCTGGCATAAATTTAGTTTGATTTGTTTCAGCCATTATTTAACTCCTTTTTGTTTATAAACATAGATACTAAAATCCATTGAATAAGTCGCTTTACCTTGTAAGTCTTCTTGAACTTCCGCCGGCTCGCGTATTTCAATGGAATCAAAAACCCACGACTGATTATTACTTTGTAAGTCGTGGGTCTCATTTAATTGTTGTAGAAATTGCGATAACTCGAACAATCTGTTATGTGCAAGTGCACGCGATTTAGTTTTTAAAGTTACTTCATAGTTGTATAACCATAACTCTAAACCGCTATAATCCTTACTAATCATATGTGATCCTGGTAGTGGTACTAATCCAATTAGATCATCTTTATCAATAAATTTTATGTAAATATGATCCTTTAAATACGTGAATGAACCTGAATCAATATGATCGTTAATGTTCTTAGCTATCGCTTCCTGTAGGTCATTAATCAGCATTTTCAGTCCACTCTAAACCTTTTATAAAAGCGTCACCAACCGCTTTAAATTCTTCTTTGTTGCCTTTTAGTCTTAAATCCCATCGTTTTGACGTACCAGGCGTTGTGTACTTCTTTACTGGATAGCCTGGATAAGGTCCAACTTTACCGTAAAATTGAGCGCGTGCATAAGGTACCTTGTAATTAATATAGTCCCCGCTATCATCAACAAAAGTCATACCACGTAAAGTGGCTCCGCTTTCGTTCTGACCCATTGAACTACTGGGCACATATTTATTCATAGCCTGTAAAGCTTCATTAGCCATTGCAAGCTTAGCAAATCTCAATCTTTTTTGCGAAAATCGCTTGTTAAGCTGAGTTAAATCAACCTTAACCTTAACGCCCATTAGATTACACCTACCTTGTATTGATAGACCTGACTAGTAAAGGGTTCTATATCACGGTTAATGCTTGTAATCGTGTACTCTTTACCGTTAAAAACCAACTTATCCCCCTGATTTTTATCGCTAAAATCGTAAAAAGGCTCTGTATAACCGTTCATAAACACAACAGTAGCATTAGATACAACTTGACGGTCGTTATTGCTACCACTGTAAACGGTACGCAGAATAAAGCGACAATTAGAAATATTTATCTCGGTTGTTGTCTTATTTTCTCCGTATACGTCCAAATTGCTATTAGAAGTGTCTCCGTCGTCAATTGAAGAAATTAGCTTAACAGTGTCCTGAAACATTGATTTTGGTGGTTTAAGCATGTGGAATACCTCGAAACATCAAGCCAGACTGATAAAGATAGTCGATTGACAAACTATAAATACCACCATCAGCATAATCAGTGGCACTTGAACCAGTTGAAACACTAGTGCCATCAATAGATACGCTTTTAATATCTTTTTCTGTCATGCCATAAGGCGTTGACGCACCTAGATCATCGGTATAACGGACTTGTAAATATACTGCCTTTTTGACCAATCGAACACGATAATAATCGGTATCATCGTCAATTGAATTAGTTTCATAGTAAAAGTTAATCAGCGGATTGATTAAATCCTCTGCATCTTGTTCTAATGCTAAGAACTTTTTTTCTTCAAGGGTACCGCCGAACTTTTTATAATCATCATATGTTAGCAGCATGATCAGTTATCCTTTAACCTTTAGGACCGCTAGTAGTTTCAGCACCAACGACAAAAGTAGGATCAAGGGTAGACTTGTAGCCAACGACTTTAATTGTTCTAGGATCAATACCATCAACGACTTCCCAATTTGAACTCTTAGCAAAATCCTTAAGGGATGCATTAGCAACTGGGCTCTTAATTGAAGTACCAATAACATGAATAGTACCAACACGCTTTTGAACCACATCAGTTTGACCACCGTTAACAAGTTCTTCACGCTTTTGAGCTGATGCATACAATGTTTGTGAGTATGCGACAGAACCACGGCCAAAAATGTATGAAGTGGTTGTTGGCTTACTCTTATCTGATAAATCAACTGGAATTTGATCATCAACAACAATAGTCAATCCGTTATAAGTTCCAAAAGGAGTTGCTGCGTTTTGTTGTTGAATGGTATCAATCAAGCCGTTTGCCTTCATTTGTGCATACGTTGCTGAGTTTACGGCAATAGCTGTAAGAGTTTGATCAGCAATATCACCCATCAAGGCACTTGCACCAATAAAGCCTTTTGCAGAAAAATTGGCCTCTGTTGGTGTCTTAGCGGTTGCGTCAAACAACTTGGTATTTTGAATCTTTGAAACGCCAAAAATACCGGATAAAGTTGAAAGTAACATCTTGCTATCTTGTGCTAGCCAGTAATTAGAAAATCTATTAACGATAGTTTGATATATTGGAGCACCTGAAATAAGTTGTGATTGATCAGTGTAGCCAAATGCTTTTGCTTGGTAGAACTTCTGGGCAATTTGCTTACCACTAGTTAGGTTTGAAACAGTAATATTAGCTGTGTCTTGCCATACATCAGGATCACCATCATCCAAATCATTGATAAAAGGCACTGTAATAGTAGTTCCCGGTTGGGTCAATTGACCGGCTAGGGTAGTATCAGGCGTTAAAATACCAGATTGAACTAGGCGGTTTGTCTTGGTCATTTGGTTTAAAACGTATGCGTTAAAGACTTCAGGAACAAACATGTTTGCTGTATTTGTTTCCATATAATAAAACTCCTATCTATTTACTAAATAATTGACGCCACCGGCTCGGATTTTCGTTGTAAAGCTTTACACTTTCTTCATATGACATCTTAGCCGGATCAGTCTCAATATCATTTGAGCCATTGCCAGTAGGCACAATTTTTGGCACTGGTTTTGGTTCTGGTTTTGGTTCAGCGGATTTAAATCCTTGTGGAAATGCTTCACGAACATCAGCAATTACATCATCTAAATGTAAGAAGTTCCCCTTGTCATCAGTACTAATGCGGTCCATATCAACAAAAGGCATCAAGGCCTTGTTATTGTATGAGCCGGCCTTAGTCAATGCTTGTTCAATCGCAAAAGATTTGCGTTGCTGCAACAATTGACTTTGAAACTTCTTATCATTATCTGTAATAGTCTTCTGAGCGTCTTCAAACTTCTTTGATAATTCTTCATTATCCTTAGTAAGTTTTGATAGATCCTTCAATTGGTTATCACGTTCTGAAATTTGTTGCTGATAGGTCTCTAATTGACCATTTAAATCGTTTAACTTGGTTTCGTTGGCAGTTTTAAGGCTATTAATATCTTTGCCGAACTGTTCCATAACTGATTTAATTTGATCGGCATTTAACCCTTGTTTTTCCAAAAATTCTCTTTCCACTGTTTCTCTCTCCTAACGTATTTTTTATACGTGGTACGACCACGACAGGACATAAAAAATAAGCCTTTTAACGACTTGCTCGGGTCAATTTTTAAACTATTTTTTCTCGTTCGTATTGTCTAGCTAAGTAATCATGATCTTTTACAATCTGTCTTAATTTAGCCTGGTAGCCACGAACACTAGCGGAATATTTAGCAATTCCGTCCGTATCCCCTAATCTTTTTGCTAATTCTAATTTGCGTTTGCTAGCACGTACGCCTCGTTCTAAATATCGTTGCTTTTGCAATACTTGCATCTTTTGAACGGCTTCTTTTGGGTCATATTGCGGTTGGTGGTTTTCGCTTATACCCTTGATATAAGGCCATAAAGTATGACCACAATTGACGCCCTGGGTTCCCCCTGGCTCCCCGTAACCGTGATCATAGATATTAGGATAATTATTGTCACAACGTGGGTCATTGTGCGGTACTATGCAAACAACTTTGCCTTGAATAGGAGCACACGCCGGCCGTGCTGCAACGTGAGAACTCATAACACAAAGCACGCTGTCAAAATCTTTCATAGATTGAACACGTAAATCATTATAGACACGGCTAGTAGTGGAATTAATGACCGTTCTAGTGTAGCCTTCCAAACTCCATGCATGACCGGCTTTATCTATCAGCGCTGACTTCATACCATTATCACGCCACTGGTAAATAATTGAGTTTAAAGCCTTGCTAGCCTTCTTTTTTCCAACTAAAACATCTAATACAGTCTTATCTATAACCTTTTGATACGTTTTAGCAACTGTATTGGAGCCATAATTAGTAGTTAGAAGCGTTTGGTTAACATAGTTATTGATACCAACAAACATTTGACTTGCATAGCTGTTAATAATAGATCTTTCAGCTAAACTAACATCAATGTTTGGCTTTTTTAGTGCGGTTGAAAGTTCTTTATTAAAGCCTTTTGCCACCTTCAAACCATCCGATTCAATAAGATCTATCAATTGTTGTTGCGGAATACCAATATTTTTGCTGATAAGTTTAACAACGTCTTTTGTCAATCCGCCTAACTTGCTTAATGCTTCTAAACGCCACCTTACTATTTTTTGTGGGTCATCATCAGCCTTTAATAATTGCGGTCTGGTTTGCTTGAATACATCAACTAGAATGTAAAACAATTGTTGCTCCAATTCAGCATAGTAATCAGCAATACCGCCGGCTTTATTCATCAGTTGGTTTTGGCTTATCTGGTTCACTTACATCACTTTTATCACTTTCATCATTTTTATTATCGTTGTTAGCCGTATTTTCAGCCGGGGCCGGGAACAAGCTTAATTCTTGATCAGGTGGTAACGGTGCTTGTTCTGACTCAATCTCTTTTAGCCACTTTTCAGCATCCTCACGAGTTTTGCCATAGTTTCGCATGATAAATTCAACTTTTGGCATCACGCCGGCTGCAACGGCTGTTAAGTCCTGTGCACGTTGTGTGTCTTGGTCAATAAATACGCCGTCATTAAAATCCGGTGTAATGGTTAACTTGCTAATATCACCGCTCCAACGGGGCTTGTTATCGCTCCACAAGTCCGGAATTTGTAAGAGTTGTGCAATAGCATAAACTAATTGATCAAGCATTTTTTCAACCTGTGTTAAGTAACTTGATCTGGTTTGATAGGTCATAGAGTTGTTTGTTACAACTTCTGTTGCGGTTTGGACTCCGCTAGAAGTGCGGGTAAAAGTTCCCTGTGACAATCCAACTTCATTTTCAAATTCGTGTAAAAAGAAGTCCATTGCGCTAGCATATTGATCAACTCTAATATTAATTGCTAGATCTTTAAAAGCCGAACTGTCATCATTGCGAGAATTTACCGGAATAAATACGGCATCATCAGGATCCCAATATAGTTGCTGATCCTGTGGAATCTGTCTCCCATTTACTTGTTCGGCACGTCTAACCCAACTTCTAGGAACTGTAACACGTCTATAACCGGTTTTAACATCCCAGGCGAAACCATCATGAACTTCATTTACGTTATCAACCGTTTTCCAATAGTTGTCACATAAGCCCATTCCTAGCGGTGAAATGAAATTCTTGTTATTAGCGCCGGCATTGCGGTAAAAGGCAAAAAGCGGTTTTGTTAGGTTCTGTAAAGTGGTTTGCGGTTGCAATCCTTCAAATTCCGGAATACTATCAAGTGGAACTATTGAACCAATCGCATCATGATCATTTGACTTGTAAAGTTCGTTTGTGATCCTATAAGGATAGTAACTAGAACCGTCTTCATTTGTAACTTTAGGCAGCCACTCATGAAATTCAACTAGCGTATAATAAACCGCCGCGTTATTTTCTACCTTTTGAATTTTACGAGTTAATGCAATCTCTTTTACCTTGCTTGTGTTAGCTTTAAGCGGATAAACACTTGTAGCATCATCCCAACTTAGTTTGATTTGGTCATCTTCCACATAAGGGCGGATAGCTCCCGAACCTAACGCAATCCATTTTTCTAGGTTAGTTTCAAAAGAAGTATAGAAGTCTTCATTCTTGAAAGTTTCATCAAGAATTTGCTGCAATGCATCATCATCAACCTTGATAGAACATTGCTCGTTAAAAATCAAAGACGCCAAACGTTGGCTAGCCATTTTTAAAAGGTTAATAGAACTGATTTTACGTTCTTTTTTGTTGCCCATTGCATAGTAGGTAACTTTTGGCAATTCGTCTTGGTAGTAGCGTTTTGCTTTTGCTATTCTTTCGTATTCTTTAGCCGGCACCTTAATTCTAGGATCATCAGTGATAGCATTTAAACTTTTAACCTGTTGCATCCCTATCAGTTCACCACCTTTTTTAAATAAGCTTTTTATCTTGTCTAATACGGTCATTTTTTCACCGCCTTACTATACTGACAAACCTAATTCTTGTTCATTGTCTAAAACTAAATATTTGAATGCATCAACACTGTGATCATCCTCTTTTACAACGTGCGGATGATCACTCTTTATAGTTTGATCATCCCAACGATATTTTTTGTGCTCCTCTATGAAAATATCATTGCTAGGATCCTTCACAACGTAAAAACGGCCCTGTGCTAATAAGTCCTGTACCCGGTCAATCATTGCATCTTCACTTAGTTTACGTACTTTTGACCATTGCACATTATACATATTCCAATATTGCGTATATAAACCACCATCAGCACTATCAAGGGTCATATTACTAGGATACATCCCGTATTTATCGGTTATATGCTCAACAAATGCATGAACGCCTTTTGCCTGTTGTTCCGGGCTCTTTTTTAATTCATACTTTGAAGGGTCATAATACCAGGTCTCCAACAAATACAAGTTGTATTTATTTGTAAAACCACAAGCGACACAGGCCGTTGCGGACCGCATAAAACCAATGTCCATACCATAGAAAATATCAATAAGATATTCATCATCAGGAATTTTATCAGCGTACTTAAACAACTTCATGTTATAAACGTTGGTACCAAGCCCGACCGCTTCCCCTAGATAAAGCCACCTGTAATAGTCCGGATCAGTTTGCTTATAACGTTCAATAAGCTTTAATTGTTGTTCTGTCGTAAATCCAAGTTCATCATCTAAGTAACTACTAGTATCAATAAAGTAATCTGGATCAGTTTCTCTATCAGTTATCCACTCATTAACCCAACTGTAAGGGTTACGTGGTGGGTTGTAACTAATAAATATTTTTGTCTTGTCTATGAAGTCCGGCTTCTGTCTGATAAAAGTAGGAACTGATTGATCAAAAACATCAACGCTTTTAAGGTTGGCAAACTCTTCAAACCAAATCGCAATAACATTTCCAACGATATTAGACTTCAATTTCATTGGGTCATTGGCTCCGTAAAAATAAAAAGTGGAACCTGATTGAACGTGTTGAATAAGTAACGGGCTTACTTTTGTTCTAAATTCGTTTTGTACGTTTAAAATCCCAATAGCCCAAAGAATTTGATTATAAACGCTGTCTCTTAAATAGTTTGCGTTTTCTCTGATACTGATAACATTAACTGTTTTACCTTCTGATATATAGTTCATCATCATGGTAACCAGTTTAAGACTGATAACAGAACTTTTAAAAGAACCACGGCCACCCTTGCAAACAATATAGGGCTTATCAGTTAGCCACATATCATAGAAATGCGGGTTAATCTGTTTGGTTATCTGTACTGTTTTCATCTTTATCCTTCTTAATCAGTTCTTTCATCTTTGCTACATCATCAACAATGATTGTTTGATTGCTTGGATTATCAGCCTCTTTAAGTTGTTTAAGCTGCGTTTCAGCAATTCTTGCTTCAATTTCGGTCTTCTTAGCGTTTGCTTCGTTAAGCCGTGCAAATGACTGATCACGGTAAATGTCCGGTCTTCTAGCCTTCAACCAGAACATAATAGCAGTTGGATTAGGTCCGACTTCATGAACGGTTCTAGTTGCTAGAATTTCTTCATACTCTGATACGCCATTTAAAGTCGCTATCTGGACTTCTTCTTTTGTCGCGTCCGGATGATCAAGTTTGTACTGGTTCATATATACGGTTCTGTCAGCCTTTAATTTTAGTTCCGACTTCTTAACATTGCGGTATACAAGGGTTTCTGTTTTATAACCATTAATTGTTTTTATTAAAGAGTCTTCAACTTTTGCGTCTACGACGTCCTTACCCTTTTTTAATGCGTCCGATATGTCCGGATACTTATTGCACCAGTCTTGCAGTGTTGACCGTGATATGCCCATTTTTTCAGCAATTTGATCATTTGTAAGCCCATCACGTGCCCACATTGTCAATTTTTCCAAGCCTTCAGATTTTAACCACTCTGAATACTTAGCTTTTGCCACAAACTGATCACCTTCTTTACTAATTTAGGGTACAAAAAAAGAGTAGCGGTTAAACTACTCTAAATTTAAAATCTTACTGGAATTGCCACACCACTTAAATGATCAACAATGATATGCAACGGATACCCAACTAATTTACCTTCATCATCAGGATTGAAGGCAGCAAAACAATAACCATCAATTTTTTGACCATCAATATTTTTGCCTTCAAAAATTCCTAACTCTAAATCATTATCTTTGCAAAATTTATCTGCAATTTCTTTGCACTGATCGACTGTTAAGGGCTTATCAAAAACATCCATTTTCTGTCTCCTTTAACTAAAACTAATTACTGTTACGTCTAATGATACCATTTTTCCCAGCGATATAATCGTTAAACTTCTTACTCTTTTTGCCAATTTGTGAATCAACATAAAGTAGACTACCATTCTTTTTACGTTCAACATTAATCGTGTGACCATATGTTCTTTTACCATCAGGATCACGCCAATGGAATGTAATAACGCCACGTTCACCCGCTTTAAGTTTCGATTTAAGCTTACTATCAATATAATCGCCACGCTTAGCAACAGTTTTTGGCAATTTGATATTTTCACGATTTTTAAATGCTAAAATTGCCGGTCTATATCCTGTATCTTTCCCTTTTGTTGGTGCTGGTTGTGCAGTTACTTTGTAGCCACGTCTTCTTAATTCATATGCAATAACTGATCTTTGACAATTCTCGGAGTATCCTCTAGAAGTCCATTGCATTTGCAACAACTCTTGGGCTTTTTGTTTTCTTTGACTTATTAACGATTGCAATTCTCTTCTAGCACCAGGACTTGGATTACGCTTAAACTCAGCTTGCTTCTGCTCAATTTTAGTACTAAGTGCGTTAAATTCCCTATTTTTAGTATTGTATAAAGCTAGTGCTTTTCTACCACCCATGTAGTTAGGATTAGCATTGTGATTGTCTGCGGTATCAATACTCATGCCACCTTCAACTTGCTCTATTTTAGTATTTTTGTCTACTTTAATTTTATTGCCTTTTTTGCTATTACTAGGATTGTTTTTATTCTTTTTCTTTAAACTTGCACCACGACCACCCATATTAATTATTTACCCTCTTTCTTAGTTGCGTTGTAAATGAATCTAATCTAATAATTGTGCTATCGTCTTCTAGCTCTGGTAACATGTCCCCATAATAGAGAATCTGCGACGGGTTAAGAACTTCAATCATCTTGGTATAACCGGCTAGAAATGCATCTTTTGTTTGTTCACTGTTCATGACACCCACGCTAGAAATTGCAACCGGCTTGTTTACCGGTTCCCCGTCAAAACACCAAGCCCAGCTATCCTCATCACTCCATGCAATGGTAGGAATTACTTGAATACCGTTTTGTTCAAAATACGCAGCTATCCAATGTTTCCTAAAATGGTTATAAATTTGTAGCGCCTTTGGGAAGTCCATGTATAAGCTGAAATCAGGACTAGTTACATACTTAGCACGCTTTAAACGTTCAACTTGAACATCTATGTGTGACCACTCGCGTTCAAACTGGTAATCATCTATGAAGTGATGCACTCCAAACGGTTTATCATCTTTATACGTTTTAAGCATGTTAAAACTAATCCAATTAACGTCATCAATATGATCAACGCCTTTTATTTCAGGAATATCATAATCACCCACACCATCAAAAATTGCTTTTTGTGCATTCTGAAAGCTTGGCTCGAAACTACTATCACTGTCATCAATATCATCTGATAACGGATCAGATAAATCATTAGGATCATCATTGCTAAAAGCAACTTGACCATCAAACATGCTATCTATATCTGACTGATCAAAACCCATTTCTTCAAACGATACATCATCTGACAGTTTCAACAGTTCATCTAAATCCCAACTTCCTTGTAGGCTAGGATTGTTTAACTGAACGTTTAACTTCTTTTCTGTCTTAGTATCAACGTCAATAATAGCAACTGGTACATCATAATCATTAGATTGATAAATAGTATCTGCTGCCGTTAATCTCTGATGACCACCAACCAGAACCCCGGTTCTTTGGTTCCAAACAACCGGTTCAATTAAGCCATGATCTTTGATAGCGTTAATAAGTTTATCCTGGTTACTTTTGTCAATTTTTCTAGGATTGTAATCAGCAAACTTAATTTGTGATCTTTTGATTGTCCCAAATTCAAAGTTTTTTAAATCCTTCATGCTGATCATCTCCTATCTATAAATTTTTCTATGATATATAAGATAAGCACGATTACAACTAATCCCGTTATAACTGCGCTTGTAGCATTAACAAAAAAGTTTATTTTCTGCCTTCTAAGTTTGCCCGTGAGAATTGCACCCACGTAACCCACGTTAATCACTGATAAAGGTGGGTTAGACTGTCGGCAAACCACCAAGTTTACTAATTCGAAATTCTAGATTATAAGTGCTTTATCAATGAAATTAGAAGCAGTGCCACCCTTGGTAGGTGGCAAAAGGCGTTGGTGGTATCGCACCACCGTCACAAGTAAGACTCTATGTTATTTAACAACTAAATTTAATTCTTAATTCTAGCACTTGTAGAACGCCCACCGATTAACACGAAATTAATTAGGCTATTGCTAGCCTATGCAGCATGGTTGGAATTGCACCAACTGTTAAGCTTAATCTTTCATGCTGCCGTATATGAGACGTAAAATCAGTTACTCAAATAGTTATTTTTTAGCGGAGGAAATAACTAAATGACAGAAAAAATGGAATATTGGTATTTGGTATCAGTTGAAAGATCTATCTCAATCTTTCAACAATATCAATATACGACTTTGAGTTGTTGAAGTGGTTTTGAATAAATATTGATATTCGTTAAAATATATTAAATATCATTCGTTTTTTCTACGATTAAATTTGGCAATTCGGTTGCATCCCTTTTGATCCGCCAATAATTCAATCTCTCAGCAAACTCAATGCATCCCAACGTTAGTTGTTTTCTTAACTGGTATTGGGAAAAATTAAGGCTAATACAAACTTGTTCCTGTGTCATATGCTTTACAAACAACCTATGCATGATTGTTTTATGTCTTTCATACTCAAAGTCAGAACAATCAAACAGGGCAATTAGAATGGTTGTAGCTAGGTATTGTGCTCGGTCGGCCTTGTTCATTTGATTTATTAATGAACTTTCAAGCCCGTTAATGTTTGTGTGAGCTGAAATACCGTCTAGTTGTGGACTTGATAACTGATTAGGGTGTATCCCACCCTGTTGAACGTAATGCCAAAAATCGCTCTCAAAGAATGATTTAACGTTCTTTGTTGTTTCAATATCATCAATGCCCACAATATCAACTCCTACTTTTTGTCCTTCATAATTTCAAATAACACTTCAACCATGCTCTTATAACTTGCTAATTTTTGGCTTAATGCTTGATTTTCTTGATCTAACTGCTTGTTACGTTTCTCAAGAAAATCAATCCGCTTGTTTAATACCTTAAAATGCTCATAGTGTGCAGCATATTTTGGATCTTCGAAAATAAAACCGTCTTCATACTCTTTGTCGTAAATATCAATCATTGAATACAACCTTCCTAATCACTTTGAAATGTTTGGACACTTCAAAACTATCATTTGTAATGACTGCTATTGGCTCCGTTCTATCGTTGTCTTCCAGTTCTATGACTATCTGGCTATAATTTTTCATTGGCTTGTTAACAAGCCTGGTATCATCAAGCATTTGTTTAACGTTTTTGTTGTCAATCAAATATCTAATACCAAGAATATTTTTAAAAAAGTTCGCCTTTTGTAGCTCGTCAATCTTTGCTCTTAACTTTTTATTTTCAATTTCAAGTTCCAAAACTTGTCGTTTTAAGTTAGGGAAAATATCCTCGTACTTGTCATCAATTCCAAGCACGTTTGCCAACTTCCAAAAAGTCTTTATATCCGGCTTACAAATACCGTGTTCATACTGGCTAATAGATCCTTGTCTAATCCCTGATAGTTTGGACAATTGCGTTTGTGATAATCCTTTTGCTAGTCGTGCTTCTTTCAGCAATTTATAACTCATGCTGCTAACTCCTAATCATCCTAATATCACTAGTCAAAAGCCTGTGAATTTGTTGCCTTAAAAGCCAAAATTCAATTTTGTTTTTGGTTTTTGGATAGATGTTTGTACGTCTATCTCTCAAAACTTTCACAACTGTTGGCTTACATAGATCCAACTCTTTTGCTAATGCATCACACGATAAATTCAATCGCTTTTTGTACTCACGCAAAAGCAAGAATTGATCATACGATAGTTTGACGGTTCCGGCCTTCATTACTCAGCCTCCCCAATATAATCAACCGTTGTTATAACGGCTATTCGGTTTAAATTGATAAACGTGTAATACTCTTTTGAGTAAACATTTTTGCCTCGAACTTCATGGGCTTTAAGTTTAAAAAGCTTGTTCTTATCGGCTTTATCAATCAAATCAGTCAAATAATAAATATCGTAATCAGTCCATAAGATGTCATTATCAATCTTGATAACTGTGAATGTTTGCTGCAACTACTGTTCCCCCTTCTTTAACTCGTAAAGTTCATACACGGCCTGTCTTTGCTTATCACGCTTTTGAACGACTGTATCAATTTCTTGACGGGCCACAATTTCAATATGAATAAGCCTTCTAAGTCCCTCTTTGTATTTTGTAGGATCTAAATCCTTGTCAATCAGCTCCGCAAAAGCTTGTAATTCATCAGTGCTAATATCACTGATATTTAAAAGATTTAGTTCTTTACCGGCTATTGTCATCAGCATCATTCCCTTCTAGGTCTTTAAAAGCGTTGTCCAAGTAATCCAATGTTTCAGGGCTTACTTTGTTTTGCTTTTGCTGATAATCATAGTTCTTTTGGTGTACCTGGCTTAACTCGGTTGGGCTAGGTTCGGTTTTGCGTTTGACAAAACCACCAAAAGCAACCGGCCGTTTTGCTTTATTCTGCTTTTGCAGCTGACCTTGATTTAAATAGTTCTCAACGTGGCTAGGCCTAAACAAGGTTGAAGGTCGCATGTATTTAAACATGTCGGTTCCAATCCATGCATCATACATGTTATCTATGACCTGTTTTAAGTCATAGACACCATGACCCTTTTCAAAATCCTGTTTGATAAAGTTTACAGTCTCTTTTGTGGTTGGGCTGTAATTAGTGCCTAGCTTAGCATTTAGATAATCAATAATTTCTTTTATTGCCTCTTCATGCTTTACCCACTTTTGAACTTGTTGAACTTGCTTTTTCGGCTTTTGCTTTTTAGGCTTATCGTTAACAACGGGTTCCGGTTCAGCGGAACTATATATATTAGTTCTATTATTTGTTTTATTAATATGTTCTATTATGGCGAACTGTGGTTCACCTGGTTTGCGTCCTGTAGTTCGCCCGTCCCCCGAACTGTGGGACACCTCCCCGGTGAAATCTATTTCTTCACTTTGCTTTTTTACATCAGTTGGAAAATAAATTTCTCTGTTAATTACTGCTCCACTTTCTGGATCAACAATATTTTTTGTTTCAATGTAGCCAAGGATTTTTAATTCTTGCAAACACTTTTGAATTGTTCGTTCTGTGCAATTCAATCTCTCTGCTAACTTCTTATTGCTTAAAAAGCATTTGTTAGTTACGTTAAGAATTGAACTGATCTCACCGTATAAAATTATTGATCTAAAAGATTTAAATCTTGTATCATGTGCAACTTTTGCCGGAATGTACAAGAAGTAATTTGATCCCTCGAATTGTTCCATTTTTTCGCACCTAGCTTATTTCAAATCCCCGTACTCTGATAAAATCCAAAATGACTCTTTATATTGCCCATTGGTATATCGCTTTTTGTCTCTTTTTAAATAGCCCTTGTTTTCTAGCTCTTTCAATCCGCTTCTAATACTGGTTGTGCCCTCGGGTGTGTGTTGAACAAGCTTTTTAAAATCTTGTTCGCCACCATTTTTAACTTGTGCCCATAAGTAAACAAATATTCCACGGGCTTTAAATGATAAATTATCAGCATTAATTATTTGGTTTGGAACATTCGTAACACTATCAATTTTTCTGATGATCATTTTTAATGCCTCACTATTCCAAACCATCAAACAAATTTTCTGGATTTTCTGGTTCATGACCATCAACCAGCTCTTTAATGGTTTTATCCTCCGTCTTTTGTTCTACTGGTTCTGGTTTGGGTTCAACCTTCTTAGCAGAACGCTTATAAATATCACTCAGCTGTTTAATTGCTATGACTGTTTGTGGGTCACGTTCTGACTTGATCCAATTTTGAACGTCTTTATCACCATCAATAGCATCTTGCATAAGATCAGCCAATTTAAGCCGTCTACCAGCATATACAACCATGTAGCTATTCAATTCACTATCGTTTAAATAGTGTGCTTGTGGTTGTTCTGGCTGTTCTGGCTGATTGTTTACGAACTGTTGTGCATCATCATCATCCTCACTAGCTATGCCAAAAGAAGCTGATAAAGAATATCTTTTAGCATATGAAAGTAGGGATGCGGATGATTGAGCATTACCAACGTTTGCTGACTTAAACCATAATTTTGACAATTTAACGGCACAACCCGAACTGTCAATGACTAGCGTTTCGGCCCATATTCCGTCAATATCAATACCAGCATCAACGGAATAATTAAGACAAGGTAAACCGTCTTTATCCCTAACCTGGTTAACGGCTTGTTGAATAGCTTTATCAACGCCTGCTAAATCAGCATATTTATAGTTGTAGCGTTGGCCGTTCTTCATCTTTACCGACACGGAATGTGTCTTTTTGGGTTGAATGATCAGCGCCTTAACGGCGTTGAAATGCTTAGCCCAGTTTGAGAATTGCTCCGAATTTCCTATAATTTCCATTTTTTCTATCTCCTCTTCAATGTATGAGCGTTACCGGCTTTAATACCCATATCTTTAATAAACCGTTTTAACTGGTCCATTTGATAAGAAGTGACGCCATAGAACTCTAAACTAAAATCATAGAGTTTTTCTTTTACTTCACCTGTCTCAGGATCAACAAGGTATTTACCCTGTTTTTTAAGATCCTTTTGCTCTTTTTGTTTTGTCTCCGCTTGTTTTTTAGCAATTGCAGCCACGTCTTTTTTATAAGCAGTCATTTCTTGTAAAACCGTGCTAAGTGATTTGCTAGTGAGTTCATTAATCCAATGGCTCTCAGGCAAACCTAATGTTTGAGCTTGCAATTTAACGGCCTTTACGTTTTCTTCAAACTCCAATTGTTTTGCAACTAGGATTTGAATTTGTTGATTGATACTTTTATCAATCGTTTCAAACCTGGTTGTTTTCAGGTCCCATTTAGAATCATATTCAATCTGGTTTGGATCAATACCGGACACATCAGCCAATTTTGCAATGTACCTTATATTAATACTGTGTCGGTCTGCTTTTTCCTTGTCTTCTAGCTGTTTGATGCCTTGATCAATCTTGCTAGATGTAGCATTGATCTTATCAAGCAAAACCTTAATGTTTCGCTTGAACTCAGTAACTGGCGCATCAGCTTGTTTGCTGATGTCAATCTTCACTCTATTGATCCCAGTTTTAAGCCGGTTTAAATCCGCTCTAACGGCTTTTGACTCTTTAATACGTTCTGGCTTAACTTCCCAATTAGCGTATTCGTTAGCTATTTGATCAACGGTTTGTGCCATTTGGTCATATTCGGGGAAATTGATTTTGGCCGGTTCAAAAGTTACTGCAAACTTTTTATTTGCAAAACTTATTTGATTAACCTTGTTTGGTACCAATTCTTGCATTTTAGTCATCCCATCTATCCTCTAATCTGTAACAGTTATAACTTTCAGCTAGCCAATCTTTGAACTCTTCAAAGTTATCATTGCTATTAGCTATTAGATCAAAAATAAAATCTGATCTATCAATTATCCCGGGTGCTCGGTTGTAACCCAATTCATCAGCTAATGCATTTAAATCATTGTTTAACTCACTTAAACGCCACTCTAAAAATTCATACACTGATTTGAACTGGTATTGATCTTTGTTTTGCAACTCAGAACAATCACTAATAGTTGCTTCTATGTCATCAACCCAGACAACTAATGCATAAGGATCAGCATGAACCAATATTTCTAAGTAATCCAAATCTTGATAGAACTTTATTTCTTTACTTTGTAGCATGTGCTATAATCTCCTTAGGTTTTCTTATAAGATCGCTATTTGTTAGCGGTCTTTTTTCTTTTATCAGCAAAAATTGCGTTACTTGCTTCTAGCAATCTTTGCTTTACATCATCATATTTATCTGATCTTTTGCTCTCAGGTCTCACAATCTCACCTCAATCCTTTAGCTTTTAAAATTGCGTTGGTTATCGCAATTACTACTTGTTCTATCACTCCTAGGGTTCCGCCAATCACTAAAACCCAAAAAGTAATTTTGCTGATTACATCACAAACATCATTCATGATGTAATCAAGTTTGCAGCTTCCTTTAGGCGCCGGAATGTCACCAAAAAAATCATCATCATCAAAACCAAACATATTAAACCTTCTTTCTAATATTCTTGAATTTTGTTGTGTGATAGTTTTCATACAAATCAGCAACTTGATAAAATACAGTATTTAGATCAGTTTTTTCATCTGGTTTAGCTTTCAACTTGATTGAACTTGCTTTAAAAAATCCCCAACTTAAAGCGTGCAAGTCAATTGAAATGTAACTAAAACTGTCAAATACTAGCTCAATGAGTTCACCGTATGGGTGGTACTGCATAAGCGCTTCACACCCATCAGGATTTACAACTATGTAGCAGTAGTTGCCCAATCCTTTTACATCATGGTTGCTTAAAACTTCGCAACCGTGATCTTTTAATTCATTAACCATCAAAGTAATTGGTTCCATTTTTTCTACCTCCTAAATTCCTAAAAGCTCACGCTTTTTATTGTCTGATTTCCATTCAATGAACTTATCCCAAAGATCAAGCTTGATAAGTGTTCGATTGCCATCAAACACTAATGCTGATGCATATGGGCTAGTTAAGCACTCCGCACGTCTTAAGTAATAAGTGCTTAACGAGTAATGTTTTAATTCCATTAACTCGTTACGAGTAACTGTTTTCTCCATTTTTCCTCCTTTTTGTTCACTTTAGTGAACGTTTTTAGTAAAAAAAAGTGGAAGTTGTTCTTTGCTAAAACCTAATACAGACATGATTTTAATGAATTCATCTATGCCTATATCACGTTGGCCGTTTTCTTTTTTCCAATAGGTATTAGTGCTAATGCCTATCTTGTGGGCTAATTCGGCCTGAGTAAGTCCTTGGGCCACTCTTTCGGCTTTTAGCCTTTTAAGATCAAACTCCATGTAACTTTTCTCCTTTCGTTCTCTTTTGTGAACATCTTTATATTATAACTATCGTTTCTTTTTGTCAACAAAAAATATCAAAAAGTATAAAAAAAGTATTTTTTTGTCAACATTTGGGGTATTATATTAATTAAAGGAGTTGATTAAATGAGATCAAGTAGCGAAATAATAGATTACCTTAATGAACTTCGTAAAGAACAAGGTGTATCAATAAGTGAACTGGCTAGAAGAGTTGGAATGGCTAAATCTGGTGTTTCCAGATATTTTAACCACACAAGGGAGTTTCCTATTAATAGAGCGCCTGAATTTGCAAAAGCATTACATGTTCATGTAGAAGATATTTTAGGAGTTGATTCTTTTGGTAAAGATATAGATGCTGACACTGCTCCAAGTCATAAACCCACCTATAAGGATTTAGGTTTACCGTATAAGGGTGTTATACCTGATGATTTAAACGATTATTATCGTTCAATTGTTGAAACATATGCCAAAAATAATAAGGTGCCTAAAAGGGATGTAGCTGATGATCTATAAAAGAGATGATTGATTTGAGTAATAAGCGGAATAGAGAACGTTTGATAGAATATCTTTTAAATTTTGCGTTTGAAAATGGTATTGGCTTCATAATGGTTAAGGTTGGCCTTGATGACCCGTCTGCTAGCTATCCAGATACTAGAATGATGGTTATCAATACTAATCTATCTGATCCAAATGAATTGCCGTTCATCATAGCGCATGAAATAGCACACTTGATGTTAAAGCATAGCCGTTTGGATTTTGACAGTTCCCCTATCAACGGTTTAAGAACTGACTCAAATGCTGACAGATACGCTTTAAAAATGTTTTTGGAATATTGTAAAATAAACGATTTTTGCTTTGATACCTGGTTTAAATTTGCTGAGGTGTTTTGTATTCCTAAACGTTGTTATTATCTTTTAGAGAATTATTTTAGAATGGTCGGTTAAAATGAATAAATTAGTTAAGAAGTTAGCATTAGCTAGTGCTTGTGTAGCTCTTTTATCAGGTGCAACTGGTGCACTAGTAGGAAACAATCCAGTTCATGCTGCTAAAAGTCCTAGTTGGATTAAATATACTAGGAAGTTTTACCGAGTTGAAATCAAGAAAAAAACACAGGTTTATAAAGTTATTCCAGGTAAATATGCTGCTTTAAATAGATATAAAAAAGCATATATTTTAAATCCTGGTGACACAGTAGCAATTCGTGCACGTGGCGTTAATTGGGGTTGGACTATAAATGATTACAAGCATTGTTCTTTTAGAAGTGTTGATGATTTAAGTTGGTTCCACACAATTAATTATGATTACTACCCAGCAACTTGGTTTGATGATGATAGTGATGACAATCTTTTTTACAAGCTTACTGACAAGCAATTTAAGCCGTTAAAAAAGATATTGAATACCTATTATAAAAATCCAAAATTATTAGCCAAAAAATCCAATGCTTACTTTAAAAAGCATCATTTAAAGCCAATTGATTTTAGTAAGTAAATACAAAAAAGGCAGCTACTCCGTCGCCAAACATCATAGTTGCCTTTTTATAAAACATGTAGCCTTAACTCATATTAAGACTACTCTATTATATCAAAAATGGGGTAGAAAAATGAAAGAATATTCAATGACTATTACCGCCCTACCTAGTGGTAAATTTAAGTATACACAGAAATACCTTGACCCTTATGCTTCAAAACCTGGTTCGTTGAAATATAAGTCCGTTTCTTGCACGCTAGCCAAAAAGACAAAGCAAGCACAGGCGCACGCACGGGCCATATTAAGTGAAAAAATAGAATTAGCTTTAGGTAACCTAGGGACTAGCAATATCACGCTTAGAACCCTTTTTAAGCACTATTGCGAGCATTACAATTTGAATAAAGATAAGGCTGAGCTAGATCCTTCATATCAAACTTATTGGGTCTACCAAACTCATATAAAAGAGTACATAAATTCTTTGAATGACTTAGACCCAATCATTAGCAATTTGGATGTTCCGTTTTTCAAGGAATACTTTGATAGAATGCAACAAAAATATTCTCATTCATATTGCAATATTAGGCGTGCAGCGCTCTTACATTTGTTCACTTACGGTATAGAGTTCGGCTACATAAAGACTAATCCAATTCTAGGATTAAGACTAAAAAGACATAGGATAGACGCCGTTAAACTCATAGAGAACAAATATCTAACTGATAAAGAATATAAAGATCTGATTGATTATGTTAAGAAGGCCGGTAAAATTAATTATGCTGATCTTTTCGAAACCATGTATTTAACAGGTTTGCGTTTTTCTGAAATATCTGGTCTGCAAGTTAAGGACTTCAAAAAGATAGACGGTAAATATTCTCTTATCATCAATGGAATCTTAGTGAAAAAACATAAATCTAATAATCAAGCCATCAAGCGTAAAGCAACTAAGACAAACGCCGGTATGAGAGTCGTATATTTGCCACCAAAAGCAAGCGAAATTGTAAAAAAGCATTGCATTAACAAGAATGATAATCAGTTCATTTTCACTAATAAAAAAATGCCATTAGTTTATACAAGCACTAACCAGTATTTAAAACGTGCAGCCAAAAAAGCCGGTATTAATAAAAATATCACTACTCACTTTTTTAGACATACGCATATTTCAAAGTTAGCAAGTTTGGGCGTTCCCTTAGAAGACATAAAGAAGCGTGTAGGTCATGAATCAGCCAAAACCACCGAACAAATCTATTATCACATGCTATCTGAAAGTAAGGATAAGCTTGAAACGATTGTCGATAAGTTGTAAAATGCTTTTAGCATCGTAGTTAAGAATTTGTTGTTAAACATACCTAAAAGCCACCCTTTAAACGGGTGGCTTTTAGTTTCGTCTTCTTTTTGTCTTCTTTGCTATTTTCTAACCCTCTCAAATCCTTTATATATCAAAGGATTTGCAATTTTACGCAAAAAATGGAGTTTTCTTTTTTTATTTTTGATTTTTTTGAAAAAATTTACTTTTTAGGATTATAAAGTTGCTTGAACAACGTCAAAAATCCCTGGGTTAATCCAGAGCTTTTATTTTACTCAGCTATTTTTGAAAGAATCTGCTGACGGGTTCAAATGACTTACGATGGATTGGTGTTGGGCCATACATTTCTAAGGCCTTAAGGTGATCTGCCGTTCCGTATCCTGCGTTATGGTTAAATTTATACTGAGGATATAACTCATTGTAATCATCCATCAATTTATCACGGAACACTTTGGCTATGATCGATGCTGCCGCGATTGAATTTGACTTGGCGTCTCCCTTAATTAACTTAACTTGAGGGATGTCGACTGGTACATTCATGGCATCTACTAGCAAGGCATCTGGCTTTATACTTAAGTTGTTAACTGCCTGGGCCATAGCTAGGCGGTCTGCTTCATAAATATTGATTTGATCAATTACTTCGGCATCTTTAACGCCAACTGCTACAGCTACGGCCTGTTCAAGAATTTTAGGATACAGTGCCAGTCTTTTCTGCGGACTTAATTTCTTAGAATCGTTAACATCTAACAAATCAAAGCTACTATCGATTATTACCGCTGCTGTTACAACTGGTCCAGCCAATGGTCCTCTACCTACTTCATCTACTCCAGCTACAATTTGTCCCTTTTTCCAAAACTTTTCTTCATATGAAAAGCGTTTTTGGAATTCCATCTTTTTAGCTTGAAGCTTTTCTTGCTTCTTGTGATAATTAAGCAGGAGTTTCTTCACGCCTGCACGCTGATCATCAGCAAGTTCTTCCAATAATTCGGTAGAAACTTGATCTGCATTAAGTAAATTCTTTATTTCGGTAATTGTCATAGTCTATCTAATGTTATCTTTCCAATCTTTCCTTTACGCAAACGTTGCAACATGTACAAGGAAAATCTATCATAGTCATCTCTCATACCATAAATATCGGTCAATGCTAATAGTAAATCAGTATCAGAAATTTGTTCAATTTGTTCTTTAGTTGATCTAGCAAACTTGACTAATTCTGCTAAGTAGTATTGACGCAGCAACTTAATCGTAAATAAAGCAACGTCGTCAGCGTGGAATACTGTATCCTTGATTGCGCCAAATGCTGCCAATTTATAACCTACTGCTTGGTCATCAAACTTAGGCCAAAGAATCCCCGGTGTATCCAAAATTTGAATGTTTGTAGATGTCTTTAACCAAGTTTGCCCTTTAGTAACACCTGGTTTGTTTCCTACTTCTGCCACGTTACGCCCAACTAGTCGGTTAATGATGGTCGATTTGCCACAGTTTGGAATTCCAGCAAATGCAATTCTAATGGTAGGATTCACGGCACCCTTTTCTTCCAACTTCTTAGTTTTTTCGCTGGCTGCTTTTTTGATCAGATGAATAAGTCCCTGCATGTTGGTATTGTGAAGTGAATCCATTGCCAAAACAAATTTGCCATTAGTTTGCAACTTCTTTTGCCATGCCTTTGTCAAAACGGGATCCGCTAGGTCAGCCTTATTTAAAATAATTACGTGTGGCTTAGTACCAACTAAATCTGCAATCATTGGATTGCGTGATGAGCTTGGAATTCTTGCATCCAAAACTTCTACTACTACGTCAATTAGATTTATCTTTTCTTCTAATTGATTTCTAGCCTTATTCATATGACCTGGATACCATTGAATAGTTGCCATAATAAAAACTTCCTCTCATTTCATTACTCTTAACATGATGAAAACTACTTTTGCGCAATTCCTATTTGCTTAATTTATCATTTTTGATGGGGTGTTTTCAACAGTTGTCTGATTGTTTTTCATTTTAATAAAATTTAGTAACAACTAATTAGAATTGTATTTTACTGAAACAAAAAATCTTCTTTCTCCACCCGATAAAAAAAGCGATCAACCTAAATCAATCGCTCAAATTATCAAAACTTATTTAAAAAATCATTCCAGAACTAATACTGCATCTTTTCCTGGTATAACTCGTATGCACGGTCAAAGATTGACATCTCTGGCAAATAACCCGCATTTAATTCTAAATAATCTGCCAAAGCCTCATAATCCTGTTCTTGCTTTGGAAATGTAGAATCGTGTTGAGCATTGTTGGCAAATTCAGCTATGTCATCATGTGATCCTGGATCAATTTGAGTCATCAAAAATCGATAAAAACTCTCTCTGTACATCTAAGTTCTACCTCAAATAGTATAAAATTGCGTATGCGCCAGTGCCTGCGTGCGTTGCAATAATTGGACTGGTTTGTCTTACTAAAACGTTAATTTCTGGATTTATTTGACGAATTCTATCAGCTAATTTTTCCATTTCGTCTGGCGTATCGACGTAAGAAATGCCAACGTCTGAGATTCGATCTTTATTTTCTTCGATATCTTTGAGAATATTTTCGTCAAATGCCTTAGAGAACTTCTTTCCTCTACCCTTTTTATCAACTTCTAGTTGACCATTAGGCATAGAAAGAGCAATACGGATGTTCAATAAAGTTGCAACCTTACCAGATAGGGCTCCTAATCTACCACCCTTGATCAAATTCTTCAAATCTACTACCATCATGCCCAACTTTTGACCGGACTTAATTTGATTAACGTGGTCAATAATTTCTTGCTTAGATTTGCCAGCTTGTGCATCCTTAGCCGCTTCCAAAACTTGCAAGCCTTCTGCTCTATCAGTTAATTCTGAGTCAATAATTGTTACTCTGTCTTCTCGATCGGCAATTTCGACTGCTTGTCTAGCTGCATCGATTGTTCCACTAAGAGACTTAGCTAAGAAAATTCCAATAACTTCAGTATCTTCATCTTCAGTCAGTTGCTTAATTACATCAACAAATCTACCGATAGATGGTTGACTTGTCTTTGGCAATTCTTCAGCTGCTTTCATCTTTTCAACAAATTCGCTTCGACTGATGTCTTCACCATCAACATAAGTCTTGCCTTCAATCGAAATGGTTAAAGGTACTACGGTAATTTCATATTGCTTGATTTCTTCTTCTGTCAATTGAACAGAGGAATCAGTCATAATTTTAATCTTTGTCAACGTTTTCGCCCTCAATTCTATTAAGCTCATAATTTATGCTAAAATGTGAGCTAGCGTATAAAGTTAGTATAACAAAAAAATTCTTTATTAAAATAACAGATTGGATTGAACTAATGAAAATAAATAATCTTTGGAAAGATCCTAAAGTCAGATCTAAAAAATACAATATTCTAGACAATGTTTTTAGTGCTATTACCCACGGTATTGGCTTTGGACTAGCTGTAGTAGGACTGGTGATTTTAATTGTTAAAGCAGCCCAAACTGGCAGTGCTCTTAGAGTCGTAACCTTTACAATCTATGGCGTGTGTCTAATTTTGCTCTACCTATTCTCCACCTTATATCATAGTCTGATTTTTACCCGTGCAAGAAACGTTTTTCAGATTTTTGATCATTCGTCCATTTTCTTGCTGATTGCTGGCTCCTATACTCCCTACTCTTTAGTAGCAATTGGTGGTGCCTGGGGATGGACTTTATTCGGTCTTATCTGGGGTTCAACAATCATAGGCATTGTCTATTATATATTCAATCGCGGCAAACATGTAATCTTTGATACGATTCTTTATGTCGTCATGGGTTGGTTAATCATTCTGTCAGCCAAGTATTTATACATCCGCCTAAGTCCAACCGGCTTTTGGCTACTTGTGCTCGGCGGGGTAGCTTACACTGTGGGGGCTTTGCTTTATACAATGAAGTCTGTCCCATTTATTCACGTAATTTGGCACATGTTTGTTTTGCTAGGATCAATCCTGATGTATTTTTCTGTGTTATTCTACATATAAAACAGTCACACTAGTAAAATTATCAAGAAACTAAAAATATCAAAATTTTCATTTCTGAGAATTTTGATATTTTTTTGTTGATTTTGTATAAATTTTACAGATATTTATTTATGTAAAGTGATATTTCGTCCTGATTATTTTCCAAAACTCCATCTACCACTTTTTCTTTTATTTCTTCCAAAATCACGCCTAGCTGTGGACCCGGTTTAAATCCGGCTTGAATTAAGAAACGTCCATCAATAACTAGTTCATCAGTTGACTTGATTGGTAAAGCCAAGTATCGATCAACTAAAACCTTAGAATCAATCGGCTGACCTAAAATATGGGCGACATCAATTGTGTTTAACAAAGTGGTCTTGCCAACTTTAAATAAGTCATAGTCGCTAGGAGTTTTTTCAGAAAGAATGTCAAAGAAGCTAACAACTCTTTCAACCTCGTCAGTCATTGCATTAGAATTCTTCCAGGCCCTCATGAATTCATGTATCTTATCATTAGGCAACTTTAACAGAATAATAATAATTGACCACAAACTAGTCTCTTCGGTTGGGCTGAATTGCAATTTTGGAAAAACTTCTAGCAATTTGCTTTTTCCGGCAAAATGTGGCACTTCTTCGCTCAGTTTGGTTGTCAAGAATACTTCAAAAGCTGTTCTGGCATTTGAACCGATGCCCATTTTAACAAATTCATCTCTAATTCTTTCAATCGAGATATTTTTTAGCAACAAATGATTGTCTAAAATTGCTTGTTCTGTCTTATCCTCTAGCTTGAATTTCAGCTGACTCATGAATCTAACTGCCCTCATCATTCTTAAGGCATCTTCATGGAATCTTTGGACAGGATCGCCAACAGCTCTAATCAATTGCTTGTCGATATCTCCTAGACCATCATAAAAGTCGATGATTTCACCTCTAGTATTCATAGCTAGAGCATTAATCGTAAAATCTCTTCGCTTAATATCCTCTGACAGATTTTGAACAAAGGTCACATGATCTGGCCGTCTAAAGTCTTGATAGCCAGATTCTGTTCTAAAAGTCGTAATTTCATAGCTATTGCCATTGTACAAAACAGTTACTGTACCATGCTTTATGCCTGTATCTATCGTTTTGACAAATAAATTTTTGACTTCTTCAGGGTAAGCACTAGTTGCAATATCAATGTCATGAATATGGTGACCTAAAATCAAGTCTCTGACTGAGCCACCTACAAAATATGCCTCAAAGCCTGCTTCTTCCAATTTATCTAAAACAGGTGCCGCATCTAAAAATATCTTTGGTAATTTGTCTATCTTCATGTAAATAAATCAACTCATCCTAGTGTAATAATATTAAACTTGTGATAGGTTAGAGATAGATCTTTTTATACGGAGGTTTTACATGAAAAATAATGATACTAAAAAAATTACCATTGATTTGATCATGATTGCCCTCGGCTGTGCTATCTATGCTCTAAGTCTAGATATGATTTCCGTACCTAACCGACTTGCAGATGGCGGTATAAGTGGTATCACTCTAATTCTTAATCACTTCTGGGGAATCAATATGGGGTTGTCCACACTGGTTCTCAATATTCCTTTGATTATACTGGGCTACCGCTATATGGGAAAGCTACTCCTTGCTTATACAATCTGGGGAACAGCATCCCTGTCATTTTTCTTATGGTTTTGGCGCCTGACTCCTATTATAACGCAACTAAACCTAGACAACGACCTATTCCTTTCAGCTATTTTAGCCGGAACTCTTTCAGGCTTGGGTTTAGGGCTAGTTTTCAGGTTTAATGGTACTTCAGGTGGTACAGATATTATCGCACGAATTTTTCAAATCAAGTTCGGCATATCTTCAGGGAAAGTGCTACTAGCGTGCGATGCCATCATCTTATTCATTTCCTTAAGTTATTTAGACATCAAGCATATGATGTACACGCTATTAGCTTCATTCTTGCTGACTAGAGTACTAGACAGCGTTCAACAAGGAGCATACAGCGCTAGAGGTATTTTGATCATCTCTGACAAATACGAAAATATTGCGAAAATGATCGACATAGAACTTGAGCGCGGATTTACTTATCTCAACGCTTTAGGTGGATACAAGCAAGATGACAAGAAAGTTATTTACCTTGTCGTTTCTCCTAGAGAAATTCCTCAAGTTAAGCATTTGATTCAAAATGAGGACCCTAATGCGTTTGTTTCAATCTTTGAGGTACATGAAGCATTAGGCGAAGGTTTTACTTATAAGCAGAAAAAGCCTCGTCTCTTCACTCGTAAATAACAAAAGATTATAGGTTAAATAGCGAATTGATTGTTTGATAAAACAGTTGATTCGCTATTTTGCTTAGCTGGCACGGGTTGCCAATTAAATGATATGAAAGATATATTTAGCACAAAGCCAAATAACCAGAATAGGCATCCCAAATTCTAAAACTAGCCATAAGATAATTAATGAAATTACCCCTAGCCAATCTTTGAACTTGAACCAAAAATAGAACTTGTCCCAATCATCCAATAATTTCACCAAACAAAAAACGATTAACTTTTGTTAATCGTTTAAATAAATTGTATAAATGTGCTGAAATCGGTAAAAAACTCACTGTAGTAGTCTTTAACCTCTTACGATTCATCGTTGTGTGTTCTTTTATACTCATCTAATTCTCTTCTATGCTTTTTTCGTAAACGTATTTCTTCTGTATAGTTTCTATTTTTATATGATTCAGAATCTATCCGTGCACGATAGAACTTTTCCCATTCTTCTTCAGTCATCATACGTCTCGCCTCTATTGACTTGCTTACCTACAAACGGACTCAATTTAACCATTGTCTACCTGATCTTGAACTCGATCGTATAAATTCATCAGCATAATCTTGCTTTCCATCTTGTGCTAATTCAACTTCTTTATCAAGAATTCTATCCAATAATTCGAAAGCTTCGTCTTCGGTATAAGTTCGGTTAATATCAAAATCAGACTCAATAATATTCAACAATTTGATATCAAGATTGGTTAATTTTAGCTTAATCATTAATACACTTCAATATCTATAAAAGGTAGTAGCTCAACTAGTGATTTTCCATCAAAAAGCGGATCATTTAACATATCATCCTTATTTGTGTATTCCCTGCTAGTTTTACCAAACCATAATAGGTAATTCACATGATTTTGATCAGCATCTAAAATCTCAAAGCCACACGCCTTATCTTTATATTCAAAACTATAATCCAAGCTCCAATCATTTAAAGAAGCCTTTAAATCCTTAATTGTCATGATCATAATATATCCCCGTTCTTTTATCAAATCTCAGCTGATCTTCTTTAAAAGTTTTGTTCCATCATCATTAAAAATAAATTCGTGAACATGCTCTATATTTTTACCAAAGGAATGATACTTATCATTATCACCGTGACATATCGTATGGATATCTAGTCTCATTATACCATTTTTATCATAGAATCTTCGCTTATCAACCTTGCCATTTTTATCAATGTGATCTAAAACTTCAAAAGACTTACCTATTTTAGAAATAGTATGATCTTTAGTCACTCTATGTTGTAATCAGCGCAAGCTGTTAATCTTTTCTTCTGGAGTATCGCCTTCGGCTGCTTCATACATCTTCAAAAGCTTATCTAGATCATATCCCTCAACATCATCTTTATTAACTAAATCTAACTAAAGTTAAACAAAAAGGGCAAGTCATTCCACACGGAATCCATGCCCATTCTGCTGGATATCTTATTCCATTTTTTAAAGTCGTATCTGCAGCTACCCTTATTGCCAATCTTTCCAATTGCATCTTGAATAGATTGAATAACTTTTCTTAATCCTGTACCAGCTTTATCAGCTTCTCAATTTGTTAACGTATGAGTTCTTTATCTCATGCTTCAATATGTTTCCATATTGTTCAGACTATCTTTTAATCCAGATAGGATTACTTGCCTTCGTGGAAATTTTTGTATGAAAAAAGACATGCTTACACATGTCTTCATTTTTAGCTTACTTTTTCTAGTCGTTACACCTTCTTAGCGTTTCCACTAAGCTTGGCGCGGGATTAGCATATTATAAAAAATTTATAATAACAATAAAAATATAAATAATTGCTAAAAACAAACTAGCAATTACGAGGGTCGACACAATTTGCACAAAAAAATGATCAAAAATATAAAATGCTATGGCATATAATACAATAAATCCTAGTATAACTAGCCAAAACTCTTTAACAAAATTAATGATCTTTTTCATGTATAACACCCCCCGATTCTTTGATTAAATTATATCATAACTTAGCCTTCCCCGAATTAACAAGTTTTATTACCTGAAAGTTACCAATCAGGAGGCCAGCAACTCTAGCCCGTTGTTACTAAGAATTCCCATTGCTGAAGAGGTTGATGCAAGTGAAATATTCGCTTGATGGGCTATGGAGGATACATAGCTCATCTCCACGACTAAATCTTGGAATCCAGTTGAAGTCATATCGGCTACATAAGCAAGCTGATTTTTGACCTGCATCAAACAAATAAGGATCACTTTTACGGATTGATTCAATTTGTGAATCCAATCCTGACAATTTACCAGATTCATCAAGCTTGATAGTGTCCATATCTAGTAAAGCCTTGAATGCCTTGGTATTTCTTACCCTTGAACTAGTCAAGGCACTATCAATGGCGCCGTTTAGCTTAACCTTGGCCAATTCTTGAGTAAGATTGTCGTGATCTTGCTTATACTTTCCTTGCAATTCTTGCAGCTGCTGAGTTAGTTCTTCATTATCCTTGACATTCTTCTTTAACTTGGCAAAATCCTTATCTCTTTCAGCCAATTGTGATTTCAAAGCTTCATTTTCTTTGATCATTTCATCATTGCTTGACTTAGCCTTATTAATATCTTCGCCGTTGATATCCATCACAGCTTCGATTTGGTCATCTGACAAGCCCAACTCTTTTAATTGATCTCTTTTCATAACAAATATTTCCTTTCCTCTAACATGTTTTTACGAGTTCACCTCTCATCAAGGCACACAAAAAGAGCAGTTTTACGACTTGCTCAGGTCAAACGGTTAAAACAGCTTGAATATGAAATGCAAGCATGCCCACACTGCCAATACAAATGCAGACAGCCAAGTTATTGTAACAATTGTTCCTACAACTACATAGAAAGCGTTGGAAAAGAGTAGCTTTCTTTCAAGGTTTTTAGTAAATTTTTCGACTTCATTTTTGTTCATGTTTTTCTCCAAATGCTTTGTAATTTAGATAATCTTGCGCTTTGTTCATTGCTTTATCAAAGAAAATATATTCAATACCCTTGGACGTAATCGAGTAATACCAAGTAAGCTTATTGTTTTCTTTTTCAATACCAAAATCTAGCAATTTATTTTCTATCAGTGAATCTACAATATATTTGTAATATGAATCGTTTAAGTTGTACTTATTTTTTAGATAACTATCTAAATCAGAGCACAAATTTTTTTGCCCTTTATCTCTTAAATGGCAATAGGTAGTGGATAAAATGTTATAAGCTACAACAAAATAATCTTTTTCGCAAAAATCAGCCATTGTTATCCTCCGAAACAAAAAAGCGATCAACTTTCGTTAATCGCTTAGATAACTCATACACGTCTTACTTATTTTTGGCTTTATCCCCAAACAAAAATCTATTAATAACCTCGCCTTTAGCATATGCTTCCTTAGCTTCTGCCAGAGTTAATTTATTTGGCCCACCATCATGATTTATTGGACCTGTGTTTTGCCAGCCACAGTTGAAACAAATATCATAGTATCTAACTTCTTTACCGCATACTGGACAATATAACCAAGTTTCACCGTCTTTTTTCCACGTCTTTTGCATATTCTCCATCATAATAATCTCTTCCTTCATCAGGCTTAAACATAGTAGTTATATTTTTGGCTTCTGAGTTTCCCAAAACAAATATATTATTTTTGATATCGTATCGAACTCTTCTTTCTCCAGTGTCATATCCTAATATATCATCTGAAACGGGTTCTGCTAACAACTCTGCAGCCATTTGTTGATATTCTTCTTTTGTTATATCTCCAAATTCTGATCTATGAGTTTCATAGTGCCCATCATATGATTTCTTGGTTGGAAATTCAGCACCAATCCACAGTTCGCGATCTTTTAACTCGCCATACTTCTTACTATCATTATACTTCAAATTCAAGAATTCAGCCAATGAAACAGGTGCTTTATCGCCTAATACGTCAACGATTTTATGATATTCTGTACTGTCAACTGTAAGTTTCTTCCATTCTCTAAAAGTAAGCCTCTTAGGTCCATTGTCGACTTTTACAAACTTACCTTTACCAGTTTCTGGATCTCTAGACCACCTTGTTTCAATATCTGGTAAATCCTTCATATATGGAACTGTAGTACAGCGACAATATGGATGAATCATTGGATAATTTAATCCCTCTCGCCGATCTTTGACATAAAAAATACGCTCATCCAAGTGAGCGCAAATTTCGCATGTGTGTATTTCAAGAGTAGCCAAATACTGATATTGTTCAATCTCTGAGTCTTCATAGAAGTCAGCTGTAGCTTGTTCTGCCAGTTGCTTAAATCGAAAATTAGTAAGATGTCATAAGTTACATACAACCAACAAAATAATCTTTTTTGCAAAAACTAGCCATTGTTTTTTCTTCAAACAAAAACTATCAACTTTCGTCAGTCGCTTGGTTAATAATTTCTATTGATTTTATCTCATTCTCTGGGAATACAAACTCCGTTGTACTATATCCCTCTGCTTTTAACCCTATTTCATCATATTCGTAATCATCGTGGTCAAATGCAAAATCAATATTTTTTACTCTTCCAATCCAAATCTTATTATCGCAATCAATAATCTTTACATCTCTTCCAACATATTTTTCCAACTCCATACTATTCCTCCCTCATCACTAATAAAAAACAGGAGCCCCATTATTCTGATAAAAACTTAAAGTTATTTATCTTTCCCGTTTCCTTGTACTGTCTCTGTGCTTCAGCAAGAGTTATGTTATTTGGCCCGCCATCATGGTTTATTGGACCTGTGTTTTGCCAACCACACTTGTCACAGATATTATCATAACCTCTAACTTCTTTACCGCACACTGGACAATATAACCAATTTTCACCGTCTATTTTCCATGTCTTTTGCATATCCTTCATCAT